CGTACTGAGTACGTTCTGGGCAAGGCGTCGTTGTCCGGGCAGTAGCGTACCGGCGGGGGGGAGGGGCACCGGTACGTACCCCCTTTACAGGGGGACGTCCCCCCGGTACGTTACGTGGCCCGGACACGATGCGGGCGGTACGGTTCGAGATTTTCATGATGGAGGATGGGATGAGAAAGAGGCGTACCTTTTTTGGAAGTAGGCCGGTCAATCCGGGCTGGGTCGAGCACCCAGAGGTCTTCGAGAGGGATGATGAGACTTGGAAAATATTCTTTAGCCTAAGCTCAGCGGATAAGGGGTACGTGAACTTCAAAATATTCGCGGACGGGCCTGTGAAGTCGAAGGCAAACTACTGGATCGGGATGAGCCGGAGGCGGTGCTTTAACACCGACCTCGTTCTGCTTCGTCACCGGGGGGATCTGTACGATTGGGCCATCGAGGAGATGAAAGGAATATTTTCAGATCACATCGGGCCGATCAAGGAGGGGGAGTTTGCGCCGTGATGAGCGAGAATTTGGATGATGGCGTTTGGTGCGACTTGATGAGCTGTCACGTAATGGACGTGCAGGCCGACCGCAATGGCGTGGTGGTCTTCAGCCTCGCCTACAAAAATGTCCCGGACATGACCGGGACAATTAAGAGGGCGAAGCAGTTTGATCCGGACGTGAACGTGATCCTCGCCATGGCTCCGGGAAAGCCTCTCGTGCGCTACGTGCGCGGGATCAACGATTTCTGGAGTTACTGCTAGGCCCGCTCAATGCGCTTGGCCAGCCAGCGCAGGGACAGGGCGCCCTCGTCTAGGGCCATGATAATCAGGGCGACGGGGCGGGGGATGTCCTGCCTGCCCCGGAGCCAGTTCTGGATGGTCTTGGTCGTCACGCCGCAGATGTGGGCCAAGTCGATCTGGAACAGGCCGTGGCGGAGAAGGGCGGTCTGAAGGTCTTGGGGGCTCATGCGTAGTCTCCTCATGAAATGGCCGCCAGAGGCCCCAGAAAGGTCGCTGGCGGCCTTGGTGGTCAAGTGGGTAGTCGGTTGTATATCCCGTCTATCCAGCAGCACGCGGTCTCCTTGAGCGCCTCCGGCAGGGTGCCGGGGGAGCGGGAGATGACCGCAAGCTCGAAGCTGTAGTGCTGGCCATCGTCGGGGTGGTAGACGTCCACGTCGGCGCGCTCGTCGCCCATCGTGTAGCGGACGTGATAGCTGTAGTCGCGGTGGTAGCCGGAGATATGGAGTTTGGTCATCGCTCAAGCCCTGACGATGTAAGAACCGCCGTCAAGTTCGTAAACTGTGCCGGGATCTAGTTGGGCCAGAAGATCCTCGACAGCGGCCTCTGGGGTGTTTCCGTAGCCAACAGGATCCGTCCATTCGCCGCCGTACTCCGAGGTGACGGCGACCCAGTCGAGGCCGGATGTGGCAGCGAAGCCGAGATAGGGGTGGGTTTCAATACGCATATCGATCTCCATTGGGTTGAGGGGCGGGGCTGGAACCCCGCCCGATAGATCAGACCATGGCCTTGATGTTGACCTTCGGCTTGTCGCGGAGCGTGGTGATGAGCGTCACCTTGGTGCAGGCGGCGACCTGCTCGGCGGTCAGAAGCTCCTTGACGGCCTTGGTGTCGAGCGTGGAGCGCTCGGAGAGGCTCACGACGACGGTGGCGTAGTCGCCCTCAATGGTCTCAAGGCCGGTGGCTTTGATCTCGGCCTTTACGGCCTCGAACTCTTTGGTGAGGGCGTCGATTTCCTGCTTGAGGATGGTGAAGCGGTCGGCGAGGTAAGCGGTCATATTGGGCTCCATTGGTTTGTGTCGGTGTTGACGCTCAGACTATACGCGAAATCTTTTCGTGTGGTCAAGCGTTCTTTTCGGGGATCCTCATGAGATCCTTGTAGTGGGCGAGCAGGCGCGGAGAGGCGTAGCGGGCGTCATCGCGGCATATGCCTTGGCGGCGCAGCAGGCGGTAGATCTTTTGAACTTTGGTCATGGCGAGCCTCAGAAGTTGTAGGGCTTGATGTTGCGTGCCTTGCAGACGGCGCGGGCCGCGCGCTTGTTGGCGACGAAGACGCGCTCGCCGTTCTGGTATTCTTCGCCGTTGCAGGGGCGAGCGACGATGGTGAGCTTGTAGCCGGTGCTGGTCTTGTGGAGGTAGGCGATCATTGTGTGCTCCATTGGTGTGTGTTCAACGGATTCACTATAGGCGAAATCTTTTCGCCCTGTCAACAGGGGCTCGCCACAAAGAGTGCTGTTGTATCGCGTGATGCGTTCGGCCTTGTAGTAGATTTGTCGGGTGCGCTCGCGAGACAGGCCGATCCGTCGCCCAATCTCGGCGAGCGTAGCCCCGGAGCGGCGGGCCGCCAGCACGTATCGATGGCGCAAGCGGGAAACTTCCCCTCTCGCCCAGTGCGGATCGTGGCCGCGAGCTAATAGGCGGGCATAGTAACGACCAAGCGTGTTTTTAAACTCAAAACGAGACATGCCATACTTCTCCGTGTTTATGTGCTTGGATGGTGGGGGCTTACCGCTTGCGCGGCTTGCCCGTCTTCGTGAGGGTCGCCTGATAGTCGAGGGCCTGTTGCATTTGCGCAGCCTTCTGTTCCGCGTTGAATCCCTTGCGAACGGGGGTGTTGGGAGGGGCGATCAGGCCACCGCGCTCTGTGGTGACTTCGAGATAATCCAGAACCTCCCACGCGCCCGTCGTCTTGTTCATCGACTTGACGCTGTGATTGGGCTTGATTTCGGTGACGCGGTAGAACTTCCCCGTGCTGTCATTCAACATAAAGTCTCCAACCTGAAGCTGGTCGAGGCGGACTTTGCGCAGAGCAGAAAGGAAAGCGGCGGCGGCAGCGCCCCGCTTGGTGTAAGCGATACCCTTGCCGTTGCAGCCATAGCAGCGGTCGCCGTCGATCTGGTTGTAAGAGTAACGACCAGAGCCGCCGCAGCGGGTGCAGGTCTGGGTCTCAAGGGCGGTCGGGGCGGTGCAGGTGATTGTCATGTCTAACTCCATCAGTGTGTATTCGATGGAGTGACTATAGGCGAAAAGATTTCGCCTTGTCAAGCGGGGTCACGTTGCTTTTATTCGCCACGGCCTTCTGTGATTAGCTGCGTCGTATGAGATCAATGACCTCTTGGATCTCGGGTCCGACTGACGTGACATAGTTCATACGTTCGTCGCGTATCGCGAACTCCAAGAAGCCAACAACAATCGCCAGCGCTTTATCGCGATCCTTGGGCAGTGACACCATGCACGGTACGATGCGCTTTTCGCTGGAGTTGTCCAAGTGACGCTCGTACTGCATCTTCGCCAACTTGCGTGCGTCCATGCTTGTCTCCTGTAGTTACCAATCGTAGGTAAACGGCTCATCGACGGAATTACCCGTCAACGACCGTTGCACCAGAAAGTTTCAGAATATTCGCGCGGCCAGCGGTGGCTGTTGTCGGCGGAGCAGTGGGGGCAGGTGATGGATCCTCGCCACGTCTCGACGTGCTCAACCAAGTCGCCCCGGTTGTAGTGCCAGTCAACGAAGCGCCACTTGCATTCAAACGCGATTGGGGAGGCGGCTGGCTTGCCGCACTCCCCGCAGATGTAGCTGACTGTGGTTTTGTCTGTGTACCGTTCAAAACGGGACATGCCAGACCTCTCCGCGCTCATGCGCTTGGAGGGCGGAGGCAAGCTCCAGCCGCAAGTGGGCGGCGGGCTCGTCCTGCCACTCGGCCTCCGCGATACGCTCGCGGAGGGCCTTGATGTGAGCGGTGAGGAGGATCACCACTGCGCGTGCTCGACGCACTCGTCGAGGATCAAGTCGCAGAAGTTCTTGTCGGCGATCACGACTGTGGTGACGGCCTCGAAGATCGGGTGACCGAGGCGGTAGACCTGCGTCACGTTCTTGGCGTTGGTGGCGGTGACGCTGTGGATGTACCAGTCGTTGTCTTCGACTTCGATCTGGAGTTCGCCATTGAACATCACGCCGGCGAGGACGGCGTCGAGGCAAAGCTCCTCAACGGGGTAGACGCAGGCGGCGAGTTCACGGTCGGCGGTGTCGGGGTTGAACATCTGTAATCTCCTAAGTTGGTGTGTCGCTGTGACAGGATCTTTATAGGCGAAATCTTTTCGGGTGTCAACAAGACCGAGAGGACAATTTGTCTTTTTTTTCGGAAGGTGCTAGGCTCTGAGGGTAAGGTTAGATTGGGAGAGGGTTATGGCAGGCGAAAACAATCAGTTAGCATCAATCGTGGAGCGTATCGAGAAGCTCGAGGACGAGAAGGCCATGCTGGCCGAGGACATCAAGGAGGTCTACGCCGAGGCCAAGGGCAACGGGTTCGACCCCAAGATCCTCCGCAAGATCGTGGCCATGCGCAAGCAGGACGCGGACAAGCGGCGCGCGGAGCAGGCCGTGCTGGCGGTCTACATGACGGAGCTGGGCATGCTCGCCGACACTCCGCTCGGGCAGGCGGCAATCGAGCGGGCGAGGGGCAAGTGATGCTGTTCTGGATTTCTGTGGTCGTGGTGGCCTACGTTCTGATCGGGTTTGTGTTCGCGGTCGGCGTCTACATCCAAGAGGATGGCGACCGGAACGACAGCGAGGTCACATTCGACACGTTCATGTGGCCCATGGTGCTGGCCGCTGTCGTGGCCCTGCTCATCGCGAGGGGCGCACGCAAGATCGGCAACTGGATCATCAAGAAGAAGGGAGCGTAAGCGTGGCAAAATCGGGGCGGCCTTTGACATGCAGTGTCGTGCAAAATGTCGAAATATACGCACTGTGTGAACCGGGCACCGATATCGTTCGGTACATCGGAAAGGCAAAGTGCGCTCAAAAAAGGTTGATGACGCACATACGGGAAAGCCGACGGAGAAGCCGCCCCGTCAATTTATGGGTAAGGAAAGTTTGCGCATCAGGAAACGTGCCTTCGGTGGTTATCTTGAGGGTTGTTCCTGTTGAGGTGTGGGAAGATGAAGAAAGAAAAATCATAGCTGAGTATCGGCAAAAATATTCAAACCTGCTTAACGTCGCGGATGGCGGATCTATGCCTAAGTCAGATCCTAAAAAGTCATCCGTTCGGATAAAGCTCGTTGTTGAGCAGCGTCACAAGAGCATTATGAGGGTCTATCGCATCATTGAGTACTACGTGAGTATGTCTCGCAGGCTTTTCCCTCACAGAACTGAGCGCTATCTCGCTGTCAAAGAAACGTGGAGGGCTGCGGTAATGGTTGCTCGAGCGAATGGAAAGATGGATATTCTTGAGCAAAAAGCAGGAGGCTTCCTTGCCGCCCACTCCCGCTAAAAAGGGGCGTCCCCCAATTCGCCCTAACCCACTTGATCCGGGTATTGTTGATCGGATCTGCGAAGGGCTTGTTGCCGGCGAGACCATCACAAAGGTCTGTGAACCGGAGGACATGCCGCACTTCACCATGGTCTATCGGGCCATGGCGAAAGACGAAGATTTCGCTAACGCTATCGCAAAGGCTCGCGCGGCGCAGCAGGAGGCCGAAATCGACAAGATGATCGACATCGCTGATTCGGCGACCGCCGAGAACGTGAATGTCGCGAAGCTGCGGATATGGGCTCGCCAATGGCGGGCAATGAAGCTCTCGCCTAAAAAGTACGGCGAGAAGGTGCATGCGGAAGTCACCGGCGCGAACGGCGGCCCGATCCAAACTCAGGCAACGGTTGTGGACGCGACCCAGTTAGAGCCAGCGCAGCGCGAGGCGCTGAAGCTGGCCCTGCTGGCGGCAAAGGAGAAAAAGGGATGAACCAGTCAGAATTGAATGATGCCTTTAACGAAGCCATCAATGAAATGAAAGCAGACCCCAAGGAGTTCGTGATTACGTATGTGGCGGCGATGGTCTCCCTGCTTTACATGCGGGGAGCCATGATGGCGATCATTGATAATCCAAAGCACGCGGGACAGTTGGCTGAGTACGCGCTGGAGGGCATCGAGGAGTTCTCGCCCGACGAGATCGCCAAGTCGCTCGGGATGGCTGCGGAGGGGGCGCTGAACTGATGCTCGATGAGCTTGTCTCCACCGGGTGGCACTGGCAGTACGGTTGGCTGCGTCGCCCTGACCGCGACGACGCCCACGGCTATTGCTACGAGGAGCCTGACGGCGATCTCGTCTATACGCAGACGCTTCGCCACCGAAAGGCCATGCGCCTCGCCTGCTGGCGAGACGCGAAGACTGGCGAGAAGTATCTGGCGATCTGTCACGCGCCTGCGAAGGCGCACAAGTGGGCGAAGTGAATGGCGGCCTATTACAACGAGATCGAACCTTACGCAGCGCAGTGGCTGCGGAACTTAATCACTGCCGGCCTACTGCCGCAAGGAGAAGTTGATGAGCGGTCAATTGTCGATGTTTCCCCAGACGACCTGCGAGGATTCACCCAAGCTCACTTCTTCGCCGGTATTGGCGGATGGTCTCACGCCCTCCGTCTCGCCGGATGGCCTGACGATCAAGAAGTCTGGACCGGCTCTTGCCCGTGTCAGCCGTTCAGCGTCGCCGGGAAAGGACTTGGGGCAGCCGATCCAAGGCACCTGTGGCCGCACTTTCACCGGCTCATTGCCGCCCGCAGACCGCCTGTCGTATTTGGCGAACAGGTTAGTGGAGCGGCTGGGTATGGTTGGCTCGACGGAGTTCAGTCTGATCTGGCGCAAGAAAGCTACACCTGCGAAGGCTTCGATATACCGGCTTGCTCCGTTGACGCGCCGCACATCCGACAGCGGCTCTATTGGGTCGCAAGCGACGTGGGGAACGCCGACCGTTCAGGCGGCGCGTCATGCAACGCTTTCGCCAGCGGAACAGAAGCGCGCTCCGGGAAACCTGTGGGTTCAGGTGTATGCCGCGACATGGCCGACGCCAAGAACTTCAGACGAGAAGAATGGGCGCGGCAAGACGGGCAACAGATCGCCGGAAGCGGCAGCGAAAGCGGGCTGGACGCTGCCGGAAATAACACGGGCGACATGGCTGACGCCGACAGCGCAGCCATCCAACGGAGACGGCGAGAGCTTTCTCAGGCGGAAGGGGCGAAAGCCGGATGGGGCGATAACGGATCTTGGGGCGCTGGCGCTTTCTGGTCTGACGCAATCTGGCTCACCGGAGCAGACGGCAAGTCGAGGCGCGCTAAACCCGGAGTTCCCCTGCTGGCTCATGGGGTATCCGCCCGAGTGGGACGCTTGCGCGCCTACGGCAATGCCATCGTCCCGCAACTCGCGGCGGAAGTCATAGGCGCGTACATGGAGTGTAGGCCGTGACCGCGCACGTCCTGCGCTTCAACGGCCAGCTCATCGACATTGAGGGCCAGCTACTCTCAATCTCCAAAGCGGAGTGCGAAGAGTCGCTGGCCGAGTTCATTCGGCAGGCGTGGCACATCATCGAGCCGGGCGCTGACTACATTCACGGCTGGCACATAGACTTCATCTGCGAGCACCTCGAAGCAATCACGGACGGCGTCGAGCTGGACGACGGCTCGCCCTACAACCGCCTGCTCATCAATGTGCCGCCGGGCACCATGAAGTCGCTCATCACGAACGTCTTCTGGCCCTCGTGGGAGTGGGGGCCACGCAACCAGCCCCACCTGCGCTATGTCTGCGCGGCGCACTCGCAAGACCTGTCCATCCGCGACGGCCTGCGCATGCGGCGCCTGATCTCGTCCGAGTGGTATCAGGCGCGCTGGGGCGACCGCGTCATACTGACCGGCGACCAAAACCAAAAGACCAAGTTCGAGACGACCGCCACCGGCTTCCGGCAGGCAACCGCGTCCGGCTCCATCACCGGCGCTCGTGGCGACCGGGTCATCATCGACGACCCGCATTCGGTCGAGGGCGCGAACTCGGACGCCATGCGCCGCTCGACGAATGAGTGGTTCCTCGAGGCCGTCCCGACGCGCCTCAACAATCCGAAGCGCTCGGCCATCATCGTCATCATGCAGCGCCTGCATGAGGAGGACGTGAGCGGCATCATCACGGAGAAGCAGCTCGGCTACGACCACATCATGCTGCCCATGCGCTACGACGAAACGCGCCACTGCGTCACCCTGCTGGGCGTCGAGGATCCGCGCACGGAGGATGGCGAGCTGCTGTTCCCGGCCCGGTTCCCCGAGGACGTGGTGGACCGCGACGAGAAGGTCATGGGTCCATACGCGACCGCCGGCCAGTTCCAGCAGCAGCCGACGCCGCGAGGCGGTGGCGTCATCAAGGCGAGCTGGTGGCAACCGTGGGACGCAGACGCTTACCCGCCCATGGACTTCGTCATCGCCAGCTTGGACACGGCCTACACGACCAAGCAGGAGAACGACTACAGCGCGCTCACCGTCTGGGGCGTGTTCTCCCGCGACAACACCATTGCACTGGCCAACAAGGTCGCCAGCCGCGACGGCGAGAGCATCGCCGAGATCCAGCGCTACTACGTCGAGGGCGCGCCCCGCGTCATGCTCATGGCGGCGTGGCAGGAGCGGCTGGAGCTGTCCGAGCTGGTCGAGAAGGTGACTAACAGTTGCCAGCGCATGCGCGTGGACAAGCTGCTGATCGAGTCCAAGGCCGCCGGCATCTCGGTGGCGCAGGAGATCCGCCGCCTCTACGGTTCCGAGGACTGGGCCGTCCAGCTCGTCAATCCGGGCGCGATAGACAAGCTGGCCCGGCTCTACAGCGTCCAGCACCTGTTCTCGGAGGGGCTGATCTACGCCCCGGATCGACATTGGGCGGATCTGGTTATAAGGCAGTGCGAAGTCTTCCCGAAGGGCAAGAACGACGACTTGGTGGACACCGTGGCGATGGCGCTGCGCCACCTGCGCGAGCTTGGCATGCTGTCCCGCTCTGCGGAACGGTCGGCGGAGATTGAGGATCAGCTCATGCAGCGCGCCGGCGGTCCCGCGCCGCTGTATCCGGCTTGATGGAGGTTGAAATCGTGAGCCAGCGAATACTTGCCCGCGCCATCGTGGACGTGGAGGAGAGCCCAAGCCCGATCAAGCTCGGGCGCTTCCGTGTCGAGGTTTTCGGAGACGAGCCTCATGATTACGTCCGCGTCTATACCGTCCGGGCGAAATCTGATACTCTCGCCGCGCAGGAAGGTCTTCGGCTGTT